TCGGTCCCGAGCTATGGCAGGGCATGTTCCTCAAGGACGTGGGCGCTGCGATTAGGGAGGGCCGGCGCCGGTTCTCGGTCAGAGCCGGCCACGGTGTTGGCAAGACGGGGGTCGAGGCGTGGCTGATCCTTTGGTTCGTTCTCTTCCATCGCAATTGTAAGGTTCCGATCACGGCGAACAGTCAGGACCAGCTTCGTGATGTGGTCTGGGCTGAGATAGCGCGCTGGCATCAGGTGCTGCCGCCGTTCCTGCGGGACATGATCGAGGTCAAGACGGAACGCATTTTCGTCAAGGCCGACCCGGAGGGGTCGTTCGCTGTTGCACGCACGGCGCGACCGGAGAAGCCAGAAGCGCTGCAGGGTTTCCATGCCGAGACACTGGCATTCTTCATTGAAGAGGCGTCCGGCATAGAGGACATCATTTTCGAGACTGCGGGCGGTGCGTTGTCGTCGGAACACTCTTGGGTGTTCATGTTCGCCAACCCGACGAGGACCAGTGGATATTTCTTCCGGTCGCACCACGAGAGCCGTGGCAACTGGCGCACCTATCACGTGCCCTGCTCGCACTCGTCTCGGGTGTCGCCGCGTTACTCGGAAGAGATTGCCCAAGAGTACGGCGACCAGTCTAACGTCTATCGTGTTCGCGTCGAGGGCAAGTTTCCGTTGCAAGAAGACGACGCCGTCATTGGCCTTGGTGTCGTCGAGGCTGCCATTGATCGCGAGGTGTCGCCAACCGATGCGGCAGTCATTTGGGGCTTGGATGTTGCCCGGTTCGGCAACGACACGACGGCGCTGGCCAAGCGCAGGGGCAACATTCTCCTTGAGCCGGTGGCCGAGAAGAAGAAAATTGATTTGATGCAAATCTGCGGTTGGATCTCAAGCGAATACCGTGTCGCGAAGGAGGCGCCGCAGAGCATCAATATTGATGTCATTGGTCTAGGTGCTGGCGTCGTTGATCGGCTTCGCGAGATGGGGCTCCCAGCGCGCGGCATCAATGTGGCTGAAAGCCCGGCAACCGATGACGGCCGATACATGAGACTGCGTGATGAGCTATGGTTCAAAGGTCGCGATTGGTTCCACGGCCGCGCTGTCTGCATTCCTCGGGATGACGGCCTGATCTCCGAGCTGGTTGGTCCCAAGTACAGGATCGAGAGCACCGGCAAGATCAAGGTCGAGAGCAAGGACGAGATGAAGAAGCGCGGGCTGCGCTCGCCCAACAAGGCCGACGCTTTCTTGCTCACGCTGGCGACTGGCGACTTCCGTGTGGCTGAGCGCCCGGCCGTAGCGATTAGAGACTACGACCCATTCAATCAGGATGCCATGGAGTTTGAGCGTCGCATTCGCCAAACCGTGGCCGGCCAGGACTACATGCCGTTCTGATGCTGACTGAGACCGACTACTACGCCGTCGAATACATCTGCCTGCACATGCGCAAAGAGGACCGCGAGGAAATCCTCGGTCTCATGCCGCACGATAGTACGATCCAGCTCGCGACCGAGATGACGCACATGATGCGGAACCAGGGTCGGGGGCGCATCGCCTGGCACAAAGGCAGGCCCGCAGCGCTGATGGCGTTCATCGAACTGCGGTCCGGCGTCTGGGAAGTCTGGATGTGCGGGACGGAAGACTTCAAGAATGTCGCCTTCGAGCTGGCCCGGTGGTGCCGCAAGGAAGCGAACGACATTCTCAAGCACTGCAAAGGGCACCGGCTGCAAGCGACGTCGCGAGCTGACTATCACGAGGCGCACAAGCTGATCCGTGCGCTGGGTGGGATTCCTGAAGGTCCACCGCTGCGCAAGTTCGGCAAGGGCGGTGAGGACTACCAAGTGTTTGTTTGGTTCAATGGCGAGAACGATGCCGTTCTGCGGCCCAACTATGTGAGAGGAACTTAATCATGTGCGGATCATCAAAGTCGACAGCCGTGCCGCCGCCTTCGCCGCCGACGACGTTTGGCTATGGCGTCGCTGACGGTTCCAACACGGCGCGCCGCGCGGCGCAGGTGACAGCAGCGACGGCACCGACGACCAATCCAGCGACGATGACACCGACTGATACGGTCGCGAAAGCCGGCGGCAGCACCACCCTTGGAGGCATGTGACCATGTGCGGCGCTTCACGACCACCTGATCCCAAAGCTCCTCCCGCTCCAATCCCGCAGCGGGACACCAACATGGAGGGCCTGCGGTCGCGTCAGCAAGCCGCCGCAGCATCGCAAACTGGCGGGTATGAGAGCACGATCCTGTCATCCGGTGGGCCGACGGCATCCACGGCTAGCCCAACGTTGGGTCGCTGATGCCTCTTGATGGCAGTCCGCGCAGCTCCAATAAGCACATCACTGAGTTGAAAGAGAGGTACGACGGGCTGGCCAACAGCACCGAGCGGACCAACTGCAACTCGCATTGGCAAGAGATTGCCGAGGTGATGTCGCCGCGCAAGATCGACTTCGTCGGCATGCGAACGCCGGGCGAAAAGCGCATGGCGCGCATTCTCGACAGCACAGGCGTTCATGCCACGGAACTACTAGCGGCCGGCCTGCACGGCATGGCGACAAACCCGGCTAGCAAATGGTTCTCGCTGCGCATGGTAACTCAGAAGGTGCATCTCGCGGACGGCAAGGCGATTGATCTCAACGAAGATCAGCAGGTGCAGGCGTACCTGTCAGACGTCGAAGCGATCATGTGGGAGCGCATCTATCAGCCCGGCACGAATTTCACGACGGCGTTGCATGAGATTTATGTCGACCTGGCTGCATTTGGCACGGCCGTGATGTTCGTCGGTCAGCGCGACGATGGCGGACTGCTGTTCGAATCCAGGTCGCTGGCCGAATGTGTGGTTGCGGAGAACGCAGACGGCAAGATCGACACGGTGTTCCGCCGCACCAGCTACACCGTCCGGCAGATGATGCAAATGGAGCGCCGCGGCTGGGAAGTCTCGGACGCCGTGCGCAAGAAGTTCGCCGATCGCAAGTATGACGATCCCGTGGTCGTGATCCATGCCGTCTATCCGCGCGACGAGCGCGAATACGGCAAGAAGGACACGAAAAACATGCCGTTCGCCTCCTGCTACTTCGAGCATGAGGCGTGCCACCAACTTTCGATGAGCGGCTATCCCGAGTTCCCGTATCTGGTCGCGCGCTGGTCGAAGTACGCGACGGAGCTTTACGGCCGCGGTCCCGGCATGATGGCGCTGCCAGACGTAAAAATGCTGCAGGCCTGCATGAAAACCTACATCAAGACGGCGGAGAAGAACGCAGATCCGCCGATGTGGCTGCATGACGATGGCCAGCTAGGCAATCAGCGCATCGTGCCGGGTGGCGTGAACTACCTGCGCGGCAATCCATCTGAGCGCGTGATGCTCATGCCGACGAGTGTGCAGGGTCTCGCGGCGCTGGATCAGATGATGGAGCAGGTGCGCAACCGCATCCGCAACACGTTCTTCGTCGACATCATGCAGATGGTGACCGATCGCGATATGACGGCGACGGAGGTCATGCAGCGCACCAGTGAGCGCATGCGGCTGTTGGGTCCGCTGATCGGCCGTCTGGAAAGTGAACTGCTGGGACCATTGGTCGAGCGTGTGTTCGGTATTCTTGAGCGGGAGCAAAAGCTGCCGCCGGTGCCGCCGCAGATCACCAAAGAGGTCAACGAGTTCACGGTCGAATACGTTTCGCCGATCGCCACGGCACAGAAGCAGCAGGCCGTGAACGGCATCATGCAATCGCTGCAACTGTTCACGCCGCTTGGCCCCGAGGTCGCAGCGCAGGTGGTGGCGAAGAACGTCGACGTCGATCGCATGTTCCGCTGGTCGTGGGACTTGTTCAACAACGACCCCGACCTGCTCAAGGACGCGAAGGCGCTGGAGGAAGACAACGCCAAGCTCAAGATGGCGCAGCAGGTGCAGCAGATGGCGCCGATGGCGGATATCGCGAAGCAAGGCGCTGGCGCGCTGCGCGAAGGTGCTCAAGCCGCGCAATCCGCACAGGGCGCCGGCCTCGATCTGCAATCACTTCTTCGCCAGTTCGGGCAGAACGTGTCCGGATCGCCGCAAGCCCAAGCTGAGCTGGCCAACGCCGTCGATGAAATGAGCGGAGCGCTGAATTGAAGGGCAAGAAAGCGCGATCTGTAACGATCGCATCAAGCGCATGGAAAGCCTTCTACGAAACGCCTGACGGTCGCGTCGCCATTGCGCAGCTGATGACCGAGTTCGGCTTCTTCGCAGCGCCCGCGCCGGGTTCCGATTTAGCCCGTGCCACGGGCCAACGCGATGTGCTCGTGCGTTTGAACGAGCTGATCAACCGCAAGCCAGAAGATGCGTCGTCCGACAGCCGAGAAGACGACGATATTCTCGATCGCATCATGAGGTCGTGACGACATGAACACTGCAGCAGCAGAGGCACCGGCCGCGCCAGCGACAACCGGTGGTTCGATCCTGACGCAAGGTGTGCCGGATGCGCCGCCGTCCAAACCAACCGGCGAAGCGCCAAAGGGTCCGGAGAACGGCATTGCCGTGGTCACGAAGGCGATCCAGCGGCCCGAGTGGGCGCCGGAAAAATTCTGGGACGCGGACAAAAACGACGTCCGCAAAGAAGACCTGGGCAAGGCGTACACGAACCTTGAAAAGCTGCTCGGCGGTGAGAAGGTGCCGAAGCCGCTCAACGACGAGGACAGTGAAGGCTGGGATCGTTGGTATGCCGCGAGCGGCCGGCCCGAGGCGGCGGACAAGTACGACTTCAAGCGCCCTGACAAGTTACCGGATGGGCTCGGCTACGACGAAGAGCTTGAGAAGAGCTTCCGCAGTGCGGCCTACGCCAGCGGGTTGAACAAACGCCAAGCGACGGCGCTTTACGATCAGTTCGTGAAGCAGCAACTCGACCGACACGGGGCCATGCAGGTTCACAATCAGCAGGCCCGTGCCAAGGTTGAAGCGGACATGCGGCGTGAACTCGGCAATCAATACGAAGGTGCGCTCGGCAAGGCCAGGAGCGTCATGGGCAGCTATGCCGACCCGGAGTTCCGGCAATGGCTGGACGAGAGTGGCCTTGGCAACGATCCACGCATGATCCGCGTATTCTCACGCATTGGCCAGGACATGGCTGGCGAGCAAAGGTTGATTGGCAAGCCGGCGCCATCGATCAGTGTGCAGGACGCGCAGCGCGCGATTGCGGAACACCGGACCAAGTATGCCGAAGCTCTGAATGATCGCAATCATCCCGATCACAAGATGCGGCTCGATGAACGGTCCAGCCTGTTCGCCATTGCCTATCCTGAGCAAGGCGCATGACGCCGGCTCAAACCATTCGCCTAGAAGCGTTGAGGCTTGCCATCACGCGGGACATCGCGAATCCCGACGTCGGCATAATCCTCGAACGCGCCAGGCGCTACGAGACGTTTATTGCGGGTGAGGGACACGCCGTTACGGCCCCCTCGCACCAGCCCGCACAGACGGCTCACAAGCCCGGACACTCTGGATCGCACCAGCACCGGCATCGGTAAGCCTGCCGCGTACATTTTCGAGCGACAGCGGCCCGCACTCGCGGACACCCGAACGACCTCGACGAACCAACTCAACCCGTTTGAAGGAGGACGACAATCATGTCGATCCAGATCACAACGGCGTTCGTCGAACAGTATCGATCGAACGTCTATCACCTGTCGCAGCAGAAGGGCTCAAGGCTGCGGCGCGCTGTGCGTGTCGAGACAGTCGTCGGCAAAAGCGGCTACTTCGACCAGATCGGCGCTACGGCGGCGCGCAAGCGTACTGCTCGGCATTCTGACACGCCGCGCATGGACACGCCGCACTCGCGTCGGCGCGTGTCGCTCGAGGACTACGACTGGTCCGACATCATTGACAACGAGGATCAGGTCAGGATGCTGATCGATCCGACGTCGCAGTATGTCGAAGCGGCAGCCATGGCGATGGGCCGGTCGCAAGACGATGCCATCATCGCGGCAGCCGACGGCGTTGCTTATACGGGCGCCGACGGCGGCACGTCGACGGCCTACGATACCGACATGACCGTCGGTGTGCAGACTCGCTGGCCGGGTGTTTCGGCTGCCGATCTGGGGCTCAACGTCGCCAAACTGCTGGAAGCCAAGAAAGTCCTTGGGTCCAAGAATGTCGACGCGGACGATGAATGCTTCTGTGTCCTCAACGCGGCACAGATCAAATCGTTGCTCATGGACGCGCGGGTGTCGTCGCACGACTACAACGCGATCAAGCCGCTCGTCGACGGCAACATCTCGATGTTCGGCGGCTTCACGCTGATCCCGACCGAACGTATCGGCGTGGACTCCAACAGCGATCACAAGGTCCTCTATTGGGCCAAGGGCGGTATCACGCTTGGGATCGGCAAGGACATCAACACGCGGGTCAGCGAGCGTGCCGACAAAAACTACGCCATGCAGGTGTTTGCCTCAATGGCAATCGGAGCGACCCGCATGGAAGAGGCGCGCGTTGGCGTGATCCTCTGCGACCCGACCGCCGGACCAGGCTGATATCAGCCGATCCATCCGTGAAATCGTAGCGAACCCTCTGACACGTCAGCGGGTTCGCCCATCCCCTCAAGGAGTGACAACACATGGCAGTTCTCTACGCAACGGAGGCGACGGGGTATCTCAACTCCGCGGTTCCGTCCTTGCCCGCCGGGGCGATCCACGGCGGGCGACTGCGGCGCTACCGCGCCTCAATCACGCTTGCATCGCAGGCGACCACGGACACGATCGTGCTGTGTCGACTGCACGCCGGCCAGGCCGTGGCTTACGGCATCATGACGTCTTCAGTCACGCTGGGTTCGTCGACAGTGGCAATCGGCATCACCGGCTCCACTGGCAAGTACCGCGCAGCGGCGACGTTCACGGCCGTGAACACACCGACGTTGTTTGGTCCAACCGCAGCCACCATGGCCGCGGCTCCGACCACGGCTGAGGAGACGATCTTCGTCACTATCGCCACGGCCGATCTGCCTTCCTCGGGTACGCTCGTGATCGACCTCTACGTCTCGGGCACCTGATGACGGTCACCTCCGAGACGGCCATCTGCAATCTTGCTCTGACCCGTCTCGGGCATCGGCTCATCACCGACATGACCGAGAACACGAAGGCGGCGGAACTCTGCCGCCTTCACTATCCGCTGTGTCGGGATGCCGTGTTGCGCGCGCACCCGTGGAACTTCGCCATCAAGCGCATTGCGTTGATGAGTGAGGTCGCAACGATCGCATTCGACTTTACATATCGGTTCCCGCTGCCCCCCGACTGCCTCAAGGTCATGCGCTCTGACCTTGACGATGCGTGTGAGGTCTACCGGGTCGAAGGCCGCGCAATCGTCACCAACGCCACGGCCGTAGCGATTCAGTACATCGCACGGATCACCGACGTCACCCTGTACGACGCCATGTTCGTCGATGTGTTGGCGGCCCGTCTGGCAGCTGAGATCGCAATGCCGCTGACGGACACGGCCAGTCTCGCGAGCAGCATGATGTCCGTCGCTGAGGCAAAGCTCCGAGATGCCCGCGCCATGGATGCTCAGGAAGGCACCCCGCGCGACATGATCGACGCCACCGGCTGGCTCAACGCGAGGTATTGAAGGCGTGAAGATCACGCAGCTCATCACC